AAAAATCTGCACCCCCCCACTTTTTCAATTGAACCATTTTATAATAGTATCACCATGATAGCCTTTCTCCCAAATAAACCACGCATAAGACGCTGCACTGCTTGCCAATCTATCAAATTCGCCATTCATTGCACATTTCAAGCGTGAACTGCTCACCCATATACGTTTTGGTGGTGTAATATCAAACATCTTTCGTCTACGCTTGCCCTCTAAAAACTGCACCTTCAAGAACATTGCAACCTTATGACCCTCTGGTATTATCTGTAACGCCTTTTCAACAAACTCGCAGCCGTATTTATATGGAGGATTTGTGATAATATCGCCATTCCACGCCACATTGTCATCGGAAAGGAAATCAGCAATATCACCATACCCACGATTAACTAAATCACGGCTAACAACATTATATCCATGCGATTTCAAAACGTCCGATATATGTCCCTCACCGCATGACGGCTCCAAGATATTCTCATCAAATGATTCCAAATCCATCAGCAACTCAACCGCCTTTGGTTCTGTCGCATAATAGTCATTACTTTCCCTTTCGCAAGCACTATGATTGCTTGCTCCAATAGTTCTGAATATCCCCTCTTTGTTTCCTACCCAATCTTTCATATTAAATTGTTGCAGCTGACACTGCATGTTTATGTTTTATCTTTAATTGTTCTTTATATATTATTTCTGGTAAATCCATTTCATAATAACATATATGCATACCAATAGCGCGCGTCATAAGCAAGTCGTCATGCTTACCTATAATAGCACCATAAGAGCCGTTTTGCCTACGCTCGTAAGTAATATATTCATCCAAACAACGCTCGTCACGCTCAACATAAAGCCCCTCGCGGATGACTTTTACAAGTGTTGATATAATCATTGGCTTTGTAGCCACATTCGTATGGAATCCATATTTTTTCGGGAAACCCTCTTCTATTTCCTCTTCTGATTGTTTACGTGCATATAAGTTTGGATATACATCTTTAATCTGATTAAGGATAAAGTGTGATTGGTCGCCGTCTACTTGACGTTCTTTATCGTGCGTTTCAAGTGTATTGCTTTCTATTACCAATAAAGAGTTGTCATAATAGGCTGCTATTTGTGCAGCTTTCCACGCAAGTAAGTCAATATCTATGTGTCCGTACCATTGCGCAACGACAACAGGCTTATCTCCGTCAATCATATACATTCTATCGAACACAACGATAACAGACCAGTCTGCCTTATTGGAACGTCCTCCGACATCCACTATTGTAAGGTATCTATCTGTAATAGTTTGCGTATTACTTATAATAGGCTTTTCCCATATCCAAAGTAAACCTTGCTTGTCTTCATTGAATCTAAGATTTGTAAGCGCATCCTCTCCACTATCAACATCGGTGTATACATCACCCACAAATTTAGGAGGTCTACATGCCTTACGTAGCTTGTTAACCTTAAACTTATCAAAGACGCGCGCCCCTGAATGAACAAAGGCCTCTTCGTCATCTGACGGATACTCGGCAGCCATAAGAGCGTGATCTTCGTACTTCTTTCTTTCTTCTACATACCAATGTATTGCTTCAAGTGTAGCCCCTTTCTCCCAAAGATACCAAAGATATTTTCCGCTTTCTTCACGATTGGTAAGTACACTCTCATTTTTTCTATTCTTCCATAATTCAATAGCGAAATCAGCTTTTTCATCTTCACTATCAAAAGGCAGAGAATATAAGTCTATATCAAACCATGGAATAAACAGAGCCTCAAATTGTGAGCGTCCAAGTTTTGCAGCATCGTATTCACGTTGGAAGAAGTTCCCTGTTCCATTGGCAGTACTTTCATAAACAATCATAGTGTAGGCTTTAAGCAAGATACCAGCACAAGCCGAGCGCACCATGTCCTCTGGTGACTTTCCGTCAGTTTTCTTCCATAGTCCGACCTCAGAGCAATGCACAAGATTATAGTCGCCACCACGCACAGAGTCTGGTCTTTCTGCCGAACCTATCTTAATCTTACAATTACGTTGAGGGACACGATGAATATTACCACTCTTGCCGAATCCTACAAATATAGGCGTGTTATCATTATAAGCCTCCCCTAAGTCATATAGCAACCTAACAGGATAAGCTTTCATCATCTTATCAAACATACCTTGTATTTCGTCAGCTACAGAGTTCTGCAAACCGACAATAAGAGAGTTCAAACCCACTTTATGAACGAGTTGTAACCACGCCATATATAGCTGTGTAGCTGTAGAACCTCCCCATTGACGTGCTTTTAATAATATCAACCTTATTGGCTTGCCTTTTATCCTTTTCCTCTCGTAAGCTAATATAAGCTTTCGTTGTGGCCTATTCAGCACAAAGCGTACATCAAGGCCACCTCCCTTATTCTTTATATAAGCAAACGATGCAGCCCAAAAGCAAAAGTCATATCTGATACGTATTCTAACAACCTGTTCGATAACAAGCTGTTTTTGCTCCTCGTTCCATTCTTGTTTGAACGTTTCCTCCCCAAATTTATTAATAGACCCAGCCTTAGCAAGTTTCTTTATCAAAGGGACATTAAACATTTGCACAGGAAGATATTGTTCTTTGATAGGAAAATCCGATAAGCAAAGTCTCTCCCTATCAAGGATAGCCCCTTGTCCTGTTATAGGGTTAAACGTTGTGTTTATGCTATCAGTTCTTTTAGTATCTTCTGCTAAAAGGCTTATAACGTCATTATCCAATTTCTGTGCTTCGTTCATCTTGTTTTATCCCTACACTTTTACATTGTCATGAACCTTAGATGCTGCTTCCTTTTATCATAGAAGTTGCGCTTGATTTTATATATCGTTTCTCTAATGGACAAAGGGGTCATATAGAAACATGGTGCAGGCTTGTTAATGACATTAAAGCATAACTTGTATATCGTAAGATTTGGGCGCTCTTTTTTCAGTTGCATAACACGTCTATATATCTCCATGAACATTTCTCTCTTACATGGTCTCATTTCGCTTAACTCTTCTCCTCTCATTATTTTAGATATCACGATAGCTGCCCTTTCCTCGCTAACCCAAAAACGCGAAGCAGGCATATTGGCTATTTGAAACCATATATCATCTAACCGAATAACATCGCATTCTGAAAGAGCTGTATGATAAGCTTTCAACAAATCCATATTCCTCTCTTGTTCGTATTCAAAGTAGCTCCCTCTTCTTTTCATATTAGGCTTTTGTGTAGGTAAATATTATTACAAAGTTACAACCGCATAAGCGTAAAAAGATAAAAAGATGAGCGATATTTTTAATGTTATCTTTGTGCCATATCAATACATAAATAGACTAATATGGCAGAAAATGTTGAGACTAAACAAGTTAAGAGTAAACAAGACCTCTTAAAAGAACGGCTTCATAGCAAATACCCCGACAAAGATTTTTCAAACGATGAGGATTTTTATGGGCAGATTTCCGATGATTTCGATGATAACGACAAGCGTCTTGAGGAATATAAGGGTCGTGAAAAAGCCTTTTCAGACATGTTTACTTCTGACCCAAGAAGTGCAGCTTTCATTACCGATTGGCGTAACGGAGTTGACCCAGTTATTAGCATGGTTAAGCGGTTCGGTCCTGAACTTATGGCATCACTCGATGACCCAAAAATGCAAGAGCAACTTGCAGAGGCAAACAAGGAATACACAGAGAAACTTATTGCGTCAAAAGATTTTGACAAGAGAGCTGAAAAGAATCTCAACGAAACTTTAGAGACCTTAGACAAACTTGTTAATGACGGCTTGCTTGATGATGATAAGATTGATGATATCTTAGACTTCTTCTATCGCATTGTTCATGACGGCGTGGAGAACAAGATTACACGCGAAACGATACTTGCTTTAGCTAAAGCACTCAATTACGATACCGCTGTACAAGATGCAGACCGAGCAGGTGAGGTAAGAGGGCGTAACGCAAAGATTAAAGAGCAATTACGCAAGCCAGCCAAAGGCGACCAACTTCCTGTACTTGACGGCGCAAATGGCGGTGAGGGAACGAAAAAGGAGGTTAGGCGTAGAAATATTTTCGACATAGCAAAAGGGGCTAAATGACAATTGAAGGAGAAGTTATACAAGAAGTTAAGCGCGTTACGCCAAGCAGGGGTAGTGCAGGCTTACTAACACAACTATATGGACAAGCAACCACCGCTGACGGCATTGCAGCAGCTTCGGGTGGTATCGGAGCAGGAAACCTCATGGAGGTTGATGTCGACCAAGAACTTTTAGCTTTTGAGGGAGACGATACACCGCTAATGAGCTTAATGCTTGCAGCAAAGAGAGTTCCTGTTCAGTCGCCAATCGTACAGCATTACATGATTGACGAGGAAGTGTCAAAGGTTACCATTAACGCAAAAGTAACCGCATCAACACAGAATCAAGTTGTTTTACCACTTGATCAGAATGACCAAAAGGTAGTCCAGTTGTATTCAACAATCCACCTCCGTGGCGTAGACGGCTATTCAGAAGACGGCAGCACAAAGACATCAGGTGAAGACCTCATGCTTTATGTTACAGGCTTAGACACCGCATCAGGAAACCCTATTGTGCGTTGTGTTAACGGACCGCGCACAAACAAGACCGATGACTATTGCACTATTCCTGATATTCCTGCAGGAACAATTTGCGATGTACTTGGTAACGCATTACACGAAACACAGAAAGTTGTACCACCTGATAGCTTCATGCCAGTACCTGAAGAGGTATATCTACAAAAGCGTGGGTTTACACAGGTTATGTCTGACTACTTCGAATCACAGAAAAAGCGTGTTCCTTTCACAGAAGCAGTAAAGGCAGAACGCGCTATCCGTAAATACAAACGTGGCGGAAACCGCACCTTGTGGATTAGTCGTAAAGGTAAGTTGGCAGTGCTTGATCCAAAAACAGGCGTACAAATGGTTTACTTCACGCAAGGTGTGCGTTGGTCTATCAAGCGTGAGGTAATGCACTCTGGACGTTGGACATATGAAGAGTTTGTAGCACTAACAAAGATGTTCTTCACAGGAGAAGATGTTCCAGCATCAGCAATATGCTTGTGCGGTAAGAACTTCTTAGAGAACATTCAATGTATCGACTTCTCTAAGCATCCTGAGGTGAAGATAACTGTCGACACCAACAAGTTGGGTTGGAAAATTACCAACATTCACA